AGATGGTTTCTTCTGCACCTTCTTTTAGTTTTCCTTTAGATGTTTGTACGGGTGTCCAAGATCTTTTCCGGGACAGTAGTTTTATATAGGGATTCATTGCTGACAATCACAAGCTATTTCGTCTGGTTTATTACTCATAATGTCTGCTAAATAATCTTCAACCTCAGTATCTTCCAGTGCTGCGTAAGCATCTGTCTTATCCTGTGTGTCACTCATTACTTGCAGGGCATAGTATAAAGAAGTCTGTGGTGAGTTAAGCCACTCTTCTATAAAAGCCTCATCGTAAGTCACCATATCACTCCAAGAATTGAAGCTATAGCCATGAAGCAGTCCTGTTCTATCGAGCATAATCATTATCTGATCTGCTACTAATTTGTAACTCTCCCATCCTACCTCGGATGCGATCTCGACGTCGCCATATTTTACCTGTTCAACACCAAACTCACCTGAATCCCTGTCGACAACTCGACTAATTGGAGGTGCAATTTCTGGTGTAGCAGTAAAGCCTTTTAAATCTCTACTCCTGTAAGAACAACTGGCGGTAGGAGCTATCGCGAATGCTCGTTCCATGTTGTTCTCTCTTGCTATGTTAGCTGCCACTTGTATGCCGAGGAAGAGCTCACGTGCAGCTAATCCCGCGTAACCTTCGTAAGGCTCAGCGTTATTCGTCGCTTGAAGAGCCTTACCAAACTCGGCATATGTAATATTGTTGTTGGCTAGGAAGTTAGCTAAGCCAAGCATTCCTAATCCTACTTGTCTGTCGACCTCTGGTTTTAGATACTCTCCAGTTGCGCCAACACCTGTCTTGCCATGGAGATCGCACAACTGCGACATGCCCTCACTGAAAGCTGGGCGTAAGTCGCCGATACGACAGGCTGACAAATTAATATGTTGGAGGAGGCACGTTCCACGTGAGGGCAAATAAACCTCAAGACAGACGTTGCTTCTGATTCTGTTGTTGTGTTTGTCATATTTTACTTTGTTGAGCCAAATGTCCCCTCTTGCAATGCCTCTAAGTATTGCTTCCTTTGTTGTAGTTTCTGAATCACGCCACCATTCTGGGGTAAGGTCAATACATCGTTTAACCCATGGGAGCTCGGCTCTTTCTGCTTGCACGAACTCAAGAATATCGGGGTGATTAATATCAAGATGGAGGACCACAGCACCGTTACGGTACGTACCTCCGCGCCTAAGAATTTCATTTAATGTTGAGTAGATTTTTCCGAATGAGACTGGTCCTGATGCAACGAGGCTATCAGGTCCTTTATTAGTTGTTGTTCCTTTGGGTCTAAGTTCCGACAGGTGGACTGCGACTCCTGCTCCATATCTAAGAGCATGCGACACAAATCTCCAGCTTGCTTCGATTCCATTGGTGCCTTCCATTGAATCCTGCACGTTAAATATTGTGCAGCTTACGGGTAGACGATTAGTTGGATTATCAATCCATTGCTGGACTCGACCAGTCCTAGCAATTTTGTTGGGTTCTATTTTCGATTTCATTGAGTAAATAATGGGCAGCTTTCTTTAAATCTTTTAAGTCGTTATCTTTATATCCAGCACGACATATGTATTTGATTACATTTCCAAGGTGATAGTTCAGGGATTGATCTCTAATAAAATCCCATACCTCTATGTTTCCTCTCTGGTAGTAGTCAGGACCTTCGTTTTTTTGCTTCATTTAACAACGGGTAGATTAGATTGTTCAATTTAAAAACCTGTTCTTGCAACTTTAAATACAGTTCCATCATTGTCTCTTTATCTATTTCATACAGAGCTAGTTGTATCTCCCTCATCTGTAAGTCTTGATGGAGGGTCAACTTGGTAGTCTGGAATGGGTTGCCAGAGGATTGGTTCTTTTCTTTCATGGTCGTAGTCTGTAGTCGTGAGTATGCGAGCAAGTCTTGCGTTAATTAGTGCATCCTTTTCAGTCATGTCCTTTTCTTCAAAGGTTTCTACGACTGCTTTCCATGTGTATCCCTTTTCCTCAAAGATTTTCTCTGCTTTTTTAACTCCAATTCCCGGGACACCTGAGTAACCATCTGTGTTATCTCCTGCCATAGTTTGGATGAGATGCCATCGTGCTCCTTCATTTTGTGTAATCTCCACAGTTTCTTTAAAGTCGTATAACTTTCCGGGAATTTGTCTCATGTCTTTGTCAGGAGAGACAATAATGTTTCCGGGATACTTAGTTGCATAGATACCAAGGGCATCGTCAGCTTCGAGTGTATCTTTCAAAATAACTCGATAATTTTTCTTCAACTCTGATATGACTCTTTTAAATCCACAGGGCTTTTTTCTCTGTCGATGACCCTTGTATTCAGGCAGAATTTTTTTCCTAAAATTTTGAGGGCTTGTAAAAAACAAGATTAATTCATCATCAAAAGACCCTAAATCAGATTGAATACGGTCTAAATCTCTTTTGACGCATTTATAAGCATCAGAAAAGTTAGAAGTGACAACTATAACGTCATCTCCGAAATCCATTTCGGTTTCTGCTGCTGCACAGCATTTGTAGACTATATAGTCGCAATCTATTAATATTTTCATAAGTTAATGTACGTCAGCCCATGTAAGTCCTTCTTTCGATTCGGCAGCTATGGGACAACGTAATTGGTAATATTCACCAGCTAATTTAGCTGATGTTTCTAGTTCTCTTTTCACGCCAACTGCATGATACGGTCTACATTCGTATTGTAGCTCGTCGTGTACAAATGCTAGTTGATGTGTGTGAAAAGGTTGTAATCGGTCATGTGCTATTACCATCCAACGCTTTGCGACAATTCCTGCCGAGCATTGTAGTAAATAATTTAATGCTTTGTGCGGTGAATCGACCAGCACCCTTCGTCCGTCACATGCCAACAAGAACCCATCAGCAGACTTAGCTGCAACCGCTCTAAGTAAGTCAGACAATCCTTCGATTGCAGATACGTAAGCTTCTCTAATTTCTTGTCCCTTTTTACGGGCTTCCTTGGGTTGTAAAGAGTTATCATAACTCATACCTAATTTTTCGTTTCCTGCACCGTACAAGAAGGCGTATGTCACGGTCTTAACTTGTCGGCGAGTGATTCCTATTTTGTCTGCGTTGACTTGATGTATGTCATCGTTAAGTAATATGTCGGCATATCGACCTCCGTCATATCGTCCTAAGTAATGTGCAAGCATGCGTAGTTCTATACCACTTAAATCTGCACCTACCATTGTATGTCGTGGACTGGCAGTAAATAGTTCTCTAAATTCTTTATCCGAAGGAACTTGGGCAAGGTTCGGTTTACGATGAGCACATCTAAATGTGTTCGTAGAAACTGAACAGTTGTGGTGTATCCTGCCTTTAGTCGTAACAAGCTTGTTCCATGCGTTCACGCCTTCGGATATCATTCCAAGCTTCTTCTTTATCGTCAAACATTTCGCACATTGTTTGGAGAAGGGAATATCTATCTCCATCAATGTAATCTCGTCGATAATTGGTTTCCCAGTCGTAGTGATCTTGTTCAGTTTGACATTCAAACGATTCGTAAGAATCCATGCTATGTGATCTCGTGAAGTGGGGTTAAATTCTTTTAGTCTTTGGAACTCTGCTCCGGCGATGTATCCTTGTGTAGAGTTATCTCGTTTAGGAGTGAACAACGCTCCTCCAACGAAAGTCCATTCGTTCCGAAGTACTTGAGTAAGCTCTTCCATCTCTCTTCTGAGATGTGACTCAAGTTGGAAACTTTTTTGTTCATCAAATGTCCATCCATGTATTTCTTGTTCTGTAAGTATCTCTGCGACTCGGTGCTCTAACCGACACGCGTCAGATAAGGGCGGAAATGTTCGCATAATTTTGTAGTTACTTTTACGTCTTGTACCATGTAGTCTTGCATTTCTTGACTCCATTGTTGCCAGTCAGAGTTTTTACCAAAGTCTCCTTTGTATTCTCCTAATCTGTAGCCATATGCTTCGAGTGAATGTCTACCATATAACTGTAATGGCATGTGTCTCCACTGTCTTTTCTTATCTATCTCCATTAAATTTGGGTGATATAAGCGAGAAAGCACAAGAGTATCAATAACTGTAGCATCAGTATGAAACCCG